TTAATAAAGCGTTTGCTAATTTTATATTTTTAACTTGACGAATATCAATAGCATCATCTAAATCAATACCACCAGAAGCAAGTGCTGTTTGTATGTTTTGTTCTAGTTGCGCTTTCATCTCATCGTCTGGTTCTAATTCTAAGAATATACCAAAGTCCATTAAAGTTTTTTCTTGCAACTCTTCTAGTGTCCCAGTATTATAAGATGATATTGAATCTATTAAAGCGGCTCTAGTTAAAGGATAGTCTAAGGCATCTGCTATTCTCAACGCTATATTTTCGCATGTTCTTAAGGTAAGGTATAAACCACCTTGCATAACATGTCTTAACGCTGTGTTAGAGTTTGCAGCTGCCATTTTTTGTAATCCTACTAATGCGTTTGCGTCTGGAGTACTAGCATCTGTTGCTTCGTTTAATCCAGTTACGTCTCTTATCATCTGTAAGTAGTACTGATATGTCTGTATTAATGAACCTATTTTTGCGTTACCTGAAGAAGTTTGAAGTTCTTGAATAGGAACTTTGCCTCTATTGGGATCTCCTTCTTGAGTCATAGATCTACCTACAATACTACCAGTTTGGAAGTACATATTAAGAGCCTCTTGAGCGTTATAATTAGTTCCATTACCTAAGTCTACTTCAGCTAAACCATCAACGTCTACAAAAACACCATCTGGAACCATTCTAGATAACACTTGCTGTAGCTTTAAATGAGTTAACTGAATCATGTCAGCAAAACCAGTTATTCTACTAACAGTTGACTCTATCATACCTTTGTACATTCTAGGAGCACATATAGAGTAATTCATATTAACCTTAGTGACGTTAGCATTAGGTCTTGTCATGTTTTCTGACAACTTCCACTCTAGCATCATTTCATGGCCTAATATTTTAGCGCCAGTATATAAAACTTCTATAGCTCTACCAACTCTTTCAAAGTTGTCACTTTCAGGTGGATTAAATGTGTCTGGCTTTTCTAAAGCTTTTTCTAAACCTTGATCAGTTTGTTTTATTTTAAAAACTTGATTAGTATAGGTTTTGTATTCAAAATACAATACCTGAACTTGGTTAGAAGAATCTTGTTGCGCATAAAAATTTCTAGTATAATTTGCATCACCAGGAAACTTTTCTATTTCTTTTAATTCTTCATCCGTTAAACCAGGAAATTGTTTCTTAAGTTCTACTAAACTTATAGACTTAACTTCACCAGCGTAGTATATATCATCAAAGTTAGGATCTTCCGTATAAGAATAAACTAAATTAGATGGATCAACATAGTTTAAAGTAACACCGTTAGATAGGTTAAAATCTGTTTTAACAGCACTTATACCTATAATAGTAAGATCAGCTATTAATCTTCTTTTTATTAATTCGTATTTGTTAGCTGCTAAGACGTTTTCAATAGCTTCTTCTTCTGCTATCTCTATAGACTGCTTATATGATAATTGCATATGAAGGTCTAATTCATCTTGAGATTCCGGTATATTATTAGGGTCATTACTATTAAAGAAATTCATACCCGTAGCGTCGTTTGTTGCTTGGATTATTTCTTTAGCATACATATCTTTCATTATAGCGTCTGCATACTTTGTTCTTTGCTTTAAAGATTCTGGATCTTGAGCATAAGCTTTTATGTCAAATATCTTCTGAGACATACCGTTAACTATAATATCAACAAATTTTGGTATAATAGGAACTGGTTTCCAGTCTAAATTTAAATAAGACAAATCGCCATTAATAGACAACTCATCTTTATATTTTTGAACAGGTTGTTCACCTCTAGCGTAAAGTCTTAGTCTGTGAAAGTTTAACCAACTGTTTTGGTATCTATTTCCCATGCCGCCTCTGTCTCCTGAGAACCATTCGCCTTCAATAGCGCGAGCTACGGCGTAACCGTAATCATAACCTTGCTTCTCTTCGTCCGATACTACTTGACTTGGAAATGAACCTACGTAATTAGTATAAATCATTTATTATATTATTTTTGAACTAAATCCTTCGTTATTATATTTCTTAAAACCTAATGGTTTTGTTTCTAATTTTCTTTTAAAAATTGGATTATATTTGTTTTTGTTACAAGCCATTATAGCTAAACCAGAACTAATTGATGCATCATGCTTTGTTCTGTTATTTATATCAAATCTAGCCCAATCATTTAATGTTCTTTGAAAATAAACATCACCATATGATTCTCCTAAATTTCCAACATAAGTTTCTATGTAAGATTCAATTGCTGCAGCATGAGCTTGTTTAATGTCTTCACTAGAGTTAGGTATTCCGCCAATTTCTCTTTCTGTTACAGATAACTTTGCTATAGCTTTATCTGGTCTGTTCATAGAAAAACCTCTATAACCTCTTCTTTTAAAATAATATAAAAGTCTTGGTTTGTTGTTTTCAGCTAATATTGGCATGCCATAAAAAATACAGGCCATTAAAACATCTTCAAAAAACATTTCTGCTGTTTGTGGTCTAGCTATGTACTCTAAAAAAAAGCTATTCATAGGAGCGTTTTCCATAGAAAACTTAGTTAAACCGTGTAGTGATCCGTTAGAACCACGAGAATCAACCGTACCTGATATATCATAGCTATCACAACCAAAAGCACCCACGTGTTCATTAGCGGGATATTTTAATCCGTTTTTTAATATTAATCTATTTTGTAATTGAATAGGCGGTATCCAAGAGATCTTAAATCTTCCATCTTTGTTTGGAACAAACATAACACCATTTGGGCTATCTTTTATTCCATTGTGCCAATTAAAAGAACCTGTTGTTATTAACGATTCACTTTTACAGTCTTCATTAAAATCAATTTGCTCATATATTCTAGTTAGATTAAATATAGATTGTTTAGCTTCATCTCTAAAAGCATGTTGTTCAGTTCTTGGAAACTGTCTATAAAATTCATTTAAACCATCTTGATCTTTTTTAAGACCGTCTACTTCGTTTTGCCAATATTCTATTACACCTTTTCTTATTTGTTGACCATGAGGTCCAAAGGTATCTTTTTCTGGAGCGTCGAAGACAGGTATTCCATAAGAATTAATGTATCCTTCGTAGTTCCATTCCATAGGTATGAATAAAGAATATAATCCTGAACGAGTTTGTCCATTGGCATTTCTTTCGTTAACATCTGAGTCATAATATAATTTTTTGAAGTTATCACCGCCTTTGTCTAAGGCGTTAGATGTACTTCCCATCATACACTTACCAATTACTTTACTACCTAATCTAAGGGTGGTTTTCGTAACACGCCAGTTGTTGAGGATGTTATTGGGCCTTTCCCATTTACCTGATTCATCGTGGACGAGGAGTTTGAGCTTCTCACCATCGTAGGAGTTGTCACCGGTGTTCTTCCAATCGATTGTGGTGTCCAAACCGGTAATTTCTTTAAGGGTTTCATTGGAATCAAGTTTTCTACGGGTAAATTTGGAGGCAGGGACTCTGTAGGCAAGCTCGGTCTTAGGCCTGTCCATCCCGTCCTGTATTGGTTTGAAAAAGAAGGGATAATTGACGGAAATTGGTACGACCTTATCTGTGAACATCTTCTTAGCATCGGGACCAGATTTGGACAATATTCCAAACCGTGAATCTGTTGATATTGTAGCAAGGTTGACCGATTCAGCTGAGGACATAAATGAAAATCCTGACCTACGGTTTTTAAGATAACACATTCCATAACACCTGGTATCTGCTTTACAAGCTTCCCAGAAAATGTAGAATAATCTATTTGATTCCCTAAAGTCTGGTTGCCCAACATCAATCTTGGACCACTGCAGGTACATATAATGAGTGCCAGTAATATAAGTAGGATTATCTTGGTTATAGAACCAAAAACCTTCTTCACGTTTAATAAATTCTTTGTCAATATAGTCATACCATTTTTCTTTAAATTCTGCTGGATACTCTTCCCAATCAAATACTGATTTTATTTTATTTAATTCTTTAGGATAAGCGGTGTGACTCCATTTGTTTTCTTCAAATTTAGTAACATCTTGTTGTTTAGGCAAAGCTATTTTTAGGTTTTGTATTTCATATATTTCACCTATTTCACCTGTTTTACTTATAACTATGACATCATGGTCTTCGTTATATCCATACTCCCATTTTTTATACCTATTATTTCTTTTTAAAACTTTAGGTTTAATGTGGTCTTTTAATACTTTATATAGAGTTTGCTCGTACATTATTTAGATCTACCTTCAGCAAAACCTTTAAAAGTTTTCTCTTCTTTAACTTCTTTAGGTTTTTCGTTTAACAAGTTCTCTTCGTCTTGTATTCTATTTAATATTTCAAAAGCATCAAATATAGCTAGTTTCTTAGTAGCTGCTGCATTTTTTAATCTATCAGCAGTTATATCCTCTCCAGAATCAACAATAGCCTCTTTAGCTACCTTTATTAATTCTTCAACTGCTACATGCCCAGCTAGGATTATATTCTTCTTCGTTTCCTTTATACTCATACTTAATTACAATATCATTAGATTTCATACAATAAATTCTTTCTTTGTCAATCAAGAACTCCCATTCACCACCGGGCGTGTAACCAACTAAGTCTCCTGGTGTTATTTTAAGAGCTTCTAAAGACTTATTTCCGTATTTTAATATACCAACAAGGCTTTGCTCTTTATCATTGACTAGACTGTTTGTGTTTTTTATAGGTTTTATGAAACATCTGTTATTAATAGAGTTCCAACCGTCTTTATTTTTATATAAATATATTTGATCTAAAGCACAAAAGTAAAGGTTTTCTTTAAAAAAAGATCTACTCTTCTTTTTCTTACCTCTAGAATCATAAAAAGTTCTAAACACATTTTGGTGTATAATTATAGTATCACCAATTTTTATGTTTGTTTTAAAAGCTAAAGGTATAGCTATAACTATAGCTTGTCTATTTACAAACTTAAAGCTTTCAACTTTACTGTTTACAACTAAATCTTTATCTTCAACTTTAATTTTATTATTGTATTTATCACCAATTGGTTCTACAATAAAATCATACAAACTATTCATTAGTATTCTAAATCATACTCAACAGATATAGCCATGTTAGAATTAAACTTCTTCCACGGCATTACCTCATTGTTTTTCTTTATATGTATATTATAAGATTTGTCAGACTCGTCTAAAAGTATATGAGAGATTTCATGTCCACCATAAACTTGTTGACCAACTGAATAATGCATTGCTTCATTTTTATAATCTGAACCAATACTTATCTTTCTAATATTATTTTTCATCTTCTTTTTCGATCTCAGTATAAGAACCGTCTTTTAAATCAATATTTACTTGACCGTATTCATCTTCTAGTTCTTTTTTAGTAGCTTCTATCTCTTTAGATAACTCAGCTATTTGACCGTGAACATTTTGTTTTTGTACATCTAACACACCTAGAGTTCTTAAACCTTCTGTTAGTTTAGCTTGTTGCTCTTGTACAGTTTTTAATTGCTCTTCAGTAATCATTGCTTTTACCATTTCTTTTACTTTACTCATAATTTGATTTTATTTAATTATTAATATTTACTTATTTATATATTCACTTGTTTTTAAACTATTTACCTACTATAAAGTCATCTACAGTTACGCCAGTACCTGATATAGCCGTAACGTAATCTATACACACTGGAATTATTGATCCAGACTGTAAACCAGCAAAAGTTATAGCTTGTCCAACTACTGGTGGTCCACCTCCAGCTGCTGTTACACCTGGTAGTATAACGCTAATAGTTGCGTCTACTGGCATAACTCCACAGTATATTACTGAAGAATCTAAATTTGTACCTAGTGTTCCACTGTCGTTTTGAAATAACCAAGCCGGTCTAACGTCTATACCAGCTATCATAGCCGCTGTTAAAGGCATAGCTT